GTTCCAGATGCTGGATTAACTATTTGTATCCTCCTTTGTGGAAACATTGACTCTTCAATTAATTTTCTTTTAACAATAAAAAATTCAATATCTATATTATCTATAGGAGTACCAAATTGATCTGAAAAATATTTTTTATATGCTACTAGTTGTGACAATTTAAGTTTATCTGACTTTTGCCATTTATTCCAGCCCATACGACTAGTTTTAATATCATATATCTTAATTTTATTTAAATCAGTATCTCTTATTACTACATCTATAAATCCATACCAAAATACATTAGTATTTTTTTGTGATGCAGGAACACATAATTCTACTTCTATTCCTACTAGTTCATATCCTTTAGTAGAAAAGTATTGTGCTCTTCTTTTAATAAACCAATCTAATATAGCAATGCCATCTTCTAGGTGTTCTGTTAATTCAATTGGGTTAGAAAAATGTTCTCCTCCATTTTCTTTAACTGCATCAATATATACTTGTTTAAGATTATTTGTTAATGACTCTCGTATATCAATATTATTTGCAGCTTTTACAGATTGTGTATACATAACTGTTAAATAATCTTGTAGTGTTTCATGAAATGCTGTTCCAAAACATGTTGCTATACTATGTGTAAATGTAGAAAGTTTGTCAATATAAGATAATTTCCATTGTTTAGGACATTTCGAATACATTGCCCATTGTGAATATGATATCTTAGCTGGAGCTTTTTTTATATCATTTAATGATAACTTATATATTGGATTGATATAATTTCCTTGTTTACTCATAATTTAAAGCTTTTGCAATAATAGGAAATTCTTTAGTAAAAATATTTTTTATTTCCTTTGCTATTAATTGTATTTCTTTTTGTGCGTGTCCATCATCTCTCAAATCTAAAAAATGTATCCAACTTCTAATACTTCCGGTCATATGAATTTTAGTTTTAGTACACATTGGTAATATCATTCTAGCTGTTTCTCTAGCTACACCTGATTGTAATAATTTATTATATAAATCTTGTGCTTGAGATAAAAAATCTTTGATATATAATGAAGCTGATTTGTGTTGTACATTGAGAGGTTCAAATGTTCCCATCATAAATTCTGGATCAACTGTTTCGGTAGATGATTGTCTATTATCTTGTGCTTGTTTTCTCAATTCAACTTCTTCAAACATTTCTCCTAGTTGATTAACATTTTGATATCTCTGGCTAAATTCTTGAAATGTAAAACTTCTGTGTCTTATTAGTTGTATTCCAATTGCTTTACTTGTTTCAATTTCAATACTCATATAACCATGCTCAAATGGACTCCAATGTTTATGTTTAATTAAATATTTTATAAGCCCATCGGGTTTAACTTTTTTATCAATTCTTTTAGAACTTACCCTAGCTATCTTTACTATTTGCTCTTCTGCTTTAGGTGTTATGTGATTGAGTGTTACTTTCATTTTAATTCAATTGTTTCTATTTATAATCTTACTATCAAATACAAATTTTATATTTTCTTTAGTAGTTTTATCGTCCCACTTAAACCATTTTTTTACTGCATCATAACATTGATAATAACCTAATGTATTAATGAACATTATTGTTTGTGTAATTTCTTTTTCAGTCATCATTGTTTTAGTTTAATCAGTTTGCGGACCATCGCCTTCCAGCCATCTCTTTTTATCTTCTAAATCATTTTGATTTTTTTTATCATAATCATCTCTAGATATTTCTACATATGTATCAAGCCACCACCCGAATACAACATCTTCAAATACCCTTTCTACTTTGAAATCTTCCCATTCAAAACTAGGTGCATTGTCATAATACGATTCATTTGGAAATCTTACTTTCATAATTCTCCTTTATTTATAATATAAGAAATTAATTTCATAAACCCAAATATTTTTTCTTGCCTTTAATCATTTTATTTACATTCTAAAATAAGGTTATCTTTTATTTCAGAAATTTTATCATAAAAATTTTCAACTGCATAATCATAGGCTGATGGATCTTTATCATCTTTAAAATCGTCTTCATCTGGATATTCTGGAATGTCTTCATCTTCACAAATAAATTCAGAACCATTATGATTTGCATATCCTCCTGAAACGTGTAAATATGCTTCATCTTCACTTCTAGCTTCCATTTCAAACTCACCAAATTGTTTAAAATATTCTGCTAATTTATGAAATAATTCATCTGGTGGATACCATGCAGAATTAAATGTCAAATCAATAATATCATCATCTACTTGCCAATCGTGTACAAAACACCATTTAGCTCCTATATTTTCAGTCATCCAATCTCTAGAATATTCTTTTGGATAATCTTTATATAATAATCTATATAAATTGTCAGCCAATAAATTACTTTTTTTCTGCCAATCTGCTTCTTCAACTTCTGGAGTAAATATTTTGTCTTTGAAATTTTTTAGAACTTCTTTTGATGATTCTATGCTTACAACTGTATATACTTCGTTTGCCATAATATTATTTCTTCCCTTTTAACATTTTCTTCTTATCCGAATTTGTGTGTCCATATAATGTAAGCAAATCAGCACAACTATTTTTATCCATTAATTCTACATAATCAGTTGCTTCACTTTTACTTATCTTGTAATGTTCTGCAACTTGTGAAATTAATTGTTTGTCGAACTTATCTTCCTTCTTTCCTTTTACGTACTTAGCGAAGGTTTTATTTGTTGGTAAAAAACCATGATATAAACGATAAGTTTCTCTAGGAGATAATACTCCTATTGTATACTTTTGTAACTCATTGATTAAATCAATTAATTCCATTCTCATAGAAAGCCAACGATTAACTATGTACGGTGCAAATCGTTTTTGGTCTGTTTCTGTATAAGAATGCCATTCTTTCTTTTGGTGTGTTATGCCATTAATAAAATCAAATATAGTTGCGCCTTGTTTCTTTGCCATTATAATTTATATTTCTTTCTCCATACTTCTTCAAACTTAGATCCTACTCCTAATTCCAATATTATTGCTTTTTCTGGTACACCTGGCATCTTATTTTCATTAACAACATCAACGTTTTTGTTTTTAAAAACCTTTATTTTAGTTTTTGCGTTTGATCTGTTAGATGTTTTAAATACCAATACAACTGGTGCTTTTATATACGGTGATCCCATTATTTTGCATTTGGTATTACTGGCTGAAATTCTTCTGGTATCGCACCACAATCATCGCACCTAAATGTAGGAACTGGAACTACTGTATCTTTATCTTGTCCGGTTAAAAATTTAGATACTTTATTAATAGCCATTACTTGTCTGAAATAAATTCCATTACATTCTTCACATACTATTGGTTTTAAGTCTGATGGGTTGACGTTTTGTTTTAAATTATTCATATTTTTCCTTTTATAATTCGTTTAATAATTTTACAAACATTGCCATTATATTTATTTCTTTATCTACAACGTGTGAATCTGTATATTGTGATTCTGCAATAATTAATATTACTGATGCTATTTTGCCTGTTCCAAATTCATCTAAATTGTCATATAAAAATGTATATAATGGAGTAAAATCTTTTACTTTGCTATCTGCAATTATTTGTCTTATTTTTTGAAACGATTGTTTTTTATCTTTTTTGTTTTTTAATACATCTAATACTTCTGTCATATAATTAGATTGTACAACACTTTGTTTGTCTAAAACTAATTTTCCTTTTACTACATGGCTTTGTGCACTATTAATTGCTCTCCTTATATCTGGATAACTAGAATTAATAATTGCTACAATATCATTAACATCATATTCGATTTCTTTTTCAGTTAACACTTCTACTAACCTCTGAGCTACTACAGATTTATCAGGTGGTGTTATTCCAAATGTTTGGCACCTACTTTGTATTGGGTCTATAATTTTTTCTACATAATTACATGTTAATATAAACCTAGTTGTCCTACTATATGTTTCCATTAAATTACGTAATGCTGCTTGAGCATTTGGCGTTAAATAATCTGCTTCATCTAATATTACTATCTTCCACCTTTTAAATCCTACAGTACTGGCGTATCTTTTAATTTTATCTCTAACCGCATCAACTGAATTTTCGTCAGATGCATTAATATACATTAAATCTGCGTCTACTGAATTAGCAATTATTTTTGCTAATGTAGTTTTACCTGTGCCAGCAGTGCCATAGAATAATAAATGTGGGATATCTCCATTTTCAATGAATATTTTTACTTTTTGTATAACATGTTCATTTCCAATATATCCTTCCAATGTTCCGGGCCTAAATGATTCTACCCAAAGTGTATTTTCTGTTACTCCAAACATATTTTATTTTTTTCCTGTTGATCCAAATCCACCAGAACCTCTATCAGTATCATCTAACATTAATACTTGTTCCCACTCAATTTGTTCTACTTTATTTAATACTAATTGTCCTATTCGTTCCCCTTTTTCGAGCATGATACTACTAGTTCCATGATTTATAAGAATAACCCCAATTTCTCCTCTATAATCTGCGTCAATTGTCCCTGGACTATTTAATACAGTTACTCCATGTTTAAAAGCTAATCCAGATCTCGGTCTTACTTGTATTTCATATCCTATAGGAATTTCAACAAATAATCCTGTTTTTACCAAACAGCTTTCTCCTTCAAAAATTCTAATTTCTTCAGATGATCTAACATCACATCCGGCACTTCCTATAGTTTCATAATTAGGAAGTTTATTATCCGATTCGTTTATTACTTTTACTTTCATATTCTTAATTTTGTAATTGAACTAACCAATAATTTGAATCAAAATCAGCTCCAGTAAAATCTATTCTTGCTAATCCATCTGGAGAAATGTGCATTTCACCAACATCTCCTTTATTTGCAGTTAATACCTCTTTTAATTTGTCAGCTGAGAAACATATTGGTTCCATTGGTTCTGACCCGCCATCTAAATCAAATGTTACGTTGTCTGCATTAATAGTTGTATAATTAATAATAAATTTAATTTTGCCATTTTGTACTTGTACTGCAAAATTCTTTGCATCAGGTAATGCATTTTTAGCTTTAATAAACTTATCTATAAAATTATCATCGATATCGATAGTAACTATATATTCAGGTTCTGCATTAATACTTGGTACTGCTGGAATAACGGTTGTATCTGCTAACATAAATGTCATTGTAGTACTTCCTTCTTGAATTTTCATTGCATAATTCTTTCCTGCAGTTTCTTGAACTTCAATGTCAATATCTTCCCCTACTGCTGATAACATTCTTGTTAATGCTCCTGTATGATTAATTCCTAATTCTCCTTCCATAAATGGATTTGTTTTCCATTTGATTTTTCCTACTACTGTTTGATCTGCGTCAATTAATTCGCAATTAACTGATTGTCCATTTGATTTTACAGTTACTGCCTCGCAATTCCCTGCTAGGTAATATCTGTTGATAAATGATTGTAATTTACTTTTTTCCATGTTTTTGTCTTTTTAAAATTTAAAAAATTCGTTAAATTTGATTGCATCGGTAGTTGATATGCTGTCACCACCGAATTTCTTATATGTCTTTTTATATGTTGCATAAACTCGTAGTGCTTTATCTGGATCTGCAAACATTTCGTGTAATGATGAAATAACATCAAATAAATCCTTTGGTATTGCTGTTTCTAAAAGCTCTACGTGATTATTTACTAATTTACTAACATCTTTTGCCATTTCAGCGTAAAGATGTGTATTATGAATAACCATTCTTGGCATTCCTTCTTGGCTGTACCTATCTAATCCTGTCGTAGTTTTTCCTCCGAGATAATCATAAGTAAAATCTTGGCAAGCTGGACAACCTAAAGAACAAGGGACGTGTTTAGTAGTATCAATAGCCACATTTTTATTCGTCCTTTTTGCATGAGATTTTCTCCTATATTCATTATTTTTTGGAAAATATAATTCTGTAAATGTTTGTGTTTTATAATTACTCGAATGTAAATATGTACCAAATACTGGATATTGTCCTGGAGATGATGAATCTGTGGAAAATAATATTCTATCGTCTGTTAGTTCATTCATCAATTTTTGTAATGTTGCTAATATAAAGAAATCAGATATTTTTGATATTCCTAACAAATGTATATATTGTACATGTTCTTTTTCGAATTCTCTATTATGTAACATTAATGCAATTACATACATGAAATCTACTAATTTCTTAGGACCGCCTATACACCAGCCATTAAAATCAAAATCTTTAAATTTATGATACCAATCTGAATATTCTTCATTATATGTACCTTGTATAACATTTAAAAATTTTGTCTTACCTGATTGTTTTGATTCAAAATATTTGAAATTGTCAAAGCTGATATCCATTGACTCTGCAAATCGATTTTCATACTTTGCCCTAGGTGGTATATCTAAATTTGCAGCAACATCTGAATTGTGTTCTAGCCATTCGAATATCCTTTGTCGTATTGTCTTATCCCATTTTAATGCGCCAGTTGCTATTTGGAATCCTCCCGAATCGCCAAATACTAATACACCATCGTCTAGTCCTAACTGATCTCGGAAATCCATTTTTTTGAAATGGTGTCCTGCTGTGATTAAAAAATATGGATGTCTCCATTGTTCAGGATACTCTTTTGAAAAGAATCTACACGTAGTTCCATCTTCAAATTTTGTATTCTTTTTGAATGCAGATACCATACTGCCGGCAGATAGTGATGGATAATATATAAAATTCTTATCCATATTAATCTACTATCTCCCATGGTTTATCACCTAACTTTTGCAAGTTTCCTAACACAAATGTTACAATTTCTGCTAGTTGATGATCTAATACTCCTTTGTCACTCAATTGTTCTGCTAATGCAGAAAGTGGTGTTTCAATTGTATTTCGTATTTCTTCAATACCTTTCTTGTCAATTTTCATTTTTTATTCCTCGTTTTTATTTAATAAATGTTTACAATATTCAGCTTCGTGCCAAATATTAATTTCTTGTTCAATTCCATTTGCTACTATATATCCCTCCATTTGTCTGCCCAAATCTGCCAGATGTGCAATATTATAATTTGGCTGGCTTTGTGTCATAACTTCATGTAATCGAATAACAGCTGACCCAACATTAAATGGGGTATATAATCTATCAGTTGGTATAAATTCTGGGAATGATCTAAAATTAGGAAATACCATATCACAACCAAATGTTGTCGATTCTAATACAGTCCATGATACATAATCTTGTAATGAACTATTAAATTGTATTTTTGCTTCTGCTAATTCTTTATAATATTCTTCTTTTGTAAGACCACTTAATAATTTAAATCTAGGTTCTTCTATTGATAATGCTATCAACGCATTTATAACCCCAGGTAACATTGATTTAAATTCTTTACCTGATGTTGTTACGTGCCATTCTGCTGCTGGAAATTCTGTTAAATATTTTCTAGCAACTTCCATCATAAAAAATGGGTTTTTTTCTTTGTCGAGTCTGCTTGAATATACGACAATAGGTTTCTTTTTAGCAATCGGATCATAATCAGGATATTTAGCTAATGTCATTTCTAAATGTAATGGTAATGATACAACATGTATTGGTGCTTCAAAGCCTGCTTGTCTTAATTGATCTTTGTGGATTGTACTTCCTACAAATATACCAGTCATTCTCTTATCTAAACCTAATTCAAATCCTCGCATCCAATTTCTCATTGGATATGTAAAATCATATTCATCTACACTTTGTGCATGAAGCATTGCGTATATTTCTACCTCTATACCATATAAGTCTAATGCATATAATATAGATTCAATTCCTGGGTGCCAGTAGTCTTGAAGAAATATAACATCTCCATTATTAACTTGATCATTATTTAACATATCAAGAAAATTACTACATTGACTCATAGCAAATTTACCTCTACCTACTGCATCTAAAACTGCTCCAACTTTTATTTGCTGATCAGGATCAAATTCTCCTTCTACGTCAATAAACTCAACTTTATCAGAATATGGCTCAAACGTTGCTGGCATCCATTCTTTAGATAACTGATATGTATATCTTGCCTTTAAAGGCTCTAATCCAAAATAAAATACTTTTTTCATAACTTATTTTTTTATAACTCTTTTTAAAACATATTTTTTCTTAAACCCACCTTTTTTAATGAATTTCTTCAATCGAGTGGTTTCAACTATATCTTGATCAATATTTTTCAATTGAATTATAGTTTCTAATACTTCCATAACATCAGCCATTTCTTCACTGGTCGGGGTTTGGTAAAACTCATTTATTTCTTCTACTACTTTTCTAACCAAATACTTAAAGTATTCATCTTCGTTTTCAATAGTGTAATATTCACAAGATTGATTTTCTTGATCATTAATAATTTTAGGGATATTGTCTCTAACTAGTTTATCATATATAATTTCTACCATAACTTTTATTTACGATTTTTAATCATCTTTCTATTATTGCTCCATTTTCCCAATCTTCCCATACTTCTACTTTATATAAATTTTTATTATTTTCTAATAACCATTCTCCAATATCCTCACAACTCATTCTTCCAAATTCTAATATATTACCACCAAAATTTGTTCTTAGTTGCTTTTTTAATCTTCTTTG